GCAGATGCCGCGTCAGACGCCTTCAGGGCGTCCAGGGCGGCCTTGTCACCCTGAAGGAACTCGGCGGCCTCGGTTTCGTTGGCGGCCGTCAGCGTGGCTCCGTCGCTGCGCACGACGTGCTTGGGCCACTCGGCCCAGGCGACCGGTTGAAAGTCGTGGCCTTCGATGTCTGGCATTTTCTTTCTCCTCTAGCAGCGATTGGGGTTGACGGACAGAGATACATTCGATACATTAGCTACATCGGCGGGGATGGCCCAGCCGGATCAGGAGACGGACCAATGCCGCTCGGTATTTTCCCCCCGAAGATCACATGCCACCAGGAAACCGATGGCACCTGGACCGCCACGTTATTCATCGAAGGCAAGTGGCACGCGCAGATCAAGGGCTTCGCTTCTCGCGCCGATGCGCGCCGCGAGATCAGCCGCAAATACCTCTGAACAGGAGACAGACCAATGACCAAGTATGTTGCATTCACCGCAGACGCGATTTGGGGAATGGGCGACACCGAAGAGGCGGCAGTTGCAGAGGTCGTCAAGGGCGTTGGCGCTCCGGTGCCGGATGAGGACATTGACGAAACATGGCCGGAGCCGGAGCGCAGCATAAACGCCTTGCACAAGGTGCTTGAAGTGGCCGAAGCAACGGACGCTCTTGCGGTTCTGGTCGAAGAAGGCAGGGCGAGCAGTTGGGGCACTCTGAGAGACGGCCGGGCCTGCACCGAAGCGGAACAGGTTGCCGACGAAAGAGCGGCAGCATTGAAGAAGGCCGTCGAGGCTTATGTAGCAACGCCCGGCACGAACGAAAGGCGACGGGCGGAACTGTTCGACGCAATCGAACAGTGGGTTTACGCCAGCTTTGAGGACGAAGAGGACATGACGGAAGAGAAGTTGTCGCAGATCGACGTAACCGCGCTTGCCCAAGCATACATTGACCGCGCAAACCATTAAGGAACGACAAATGGCCAACCAGTCCCGCCGTCACGTCTTGTTGCCGGCCGATCTGTTCGCCTCGATCGACCAATACCGCCACGCCAACCAGATCGACACGCGCACTGAAGCGATCTGCCGTCTGATCCGCGCTGGATTGGAATCCGCTTCGTCGCTCGATCCGACGACGCTCAACATCACCTATGGCCGTGCGTCCCTGCATGACGAACCTCAGTGCCGCCCCACCGCCATAAAGGAAAAGCGGCCGGCACGATTGGAAAAGTCTGCGTCAGGCTCCCCGACACGCCCTCGATAGTCCAAGGATGCCGCATCCCTCGTAAACCCGAGGGGTGCGGTCATCTGAGCGTGCGTTGCGTCATAGGCTGGCCAAACCGCCACGTTCGGACCCTCATGCAATGCGCGCAGGTGATGGTTTGGTGCCGCTTCCATCATGCGCGCCAGATCGCCCATTGACGGATTAACGTGTGCCGTCGTTTCACCGACATCCACCAACGCGCTCGGCCATCTCCCTACCGGCGCCCCACCGGCCATCCCCATCACCATCCCAGGCACGTCCTGCATCGCCTGCTGCAACTGAGCGTGCGTTGCATCCAACTGCGACTGCATCATCGGACCCTGCGGCGTCATCGCCGCAATCGGATCAAACGGCCCGCGCTGCATCCCCATGCCAGGCCCGGCATACTCGGTCCCGACCGGGTTGTTCCACCACGCCGGCCGCGCCGATAGCGGGGTGTCCTGATAGTCCGGATCGACGTAGGCCAGCGAATTATCAGGCACACGCGCAGCCTATCGCTTCGGCGCAGTGGCGTCGTCCAGTTCCTGTCTCAGTCTCGGCACTGACCAGCGCCCGTCCACCTTCACCCCCAACGCCGTCAGTTGCGCCCGCATATCCTCCGCCTCATCCTCCTGCGTCGCAGCCCGCGGCGTTACCATCGAACCCCGCTTGAAGGTAAGCTCACTGCCCTCCTGCACTGCCTCGAATGGCGGCTTTGCCGACAGGCTTCCATGTTCGATGGATGCCTTGTCCGAGTAGGCCGGCTGCACCGGAGCACTCCGATCCCGCATCGCCGCTTCCAATTCCGCAATTCGCCGCCGCAACTCCGCCTTCTCCTCGAGGTCGGCAATTTTCGTCCGCATCGCGTCGATGGTCTCATTCGACGGCGCCGCGCCCAACTCGCGTTGCAGCCGCACAATCCCCCAGGTCGGGTCCACCTGGATGTTGCGCTGCCGGCAAAGCACAATCATGGCCTGCCGGTCCTCCTCAACCTGCGCGGCGGTTCGGCCGCCGGACAGGACGGCCTCCTCCTCGGCCTCGGACGCGACGATGATTTCGTCGAATACCTCGCGCTCCTCGGTCCAGTCGCGAACGACAGTGGCGTTGCCCCGGATGACCTCGGTGGCGTGGTCGATCTTCTGGATGCCGCGGGAGAGGCGGATCATTTTCGGATATTCGAGGAATGGTGTTTCACGTTGCAGTTCTCCGCTGTCGTATTTCGCATTCAGCACGGCCTGCATTGGCCCGCCGTCGCGTAAAAAATTCTGCTGTGACCCGCTCATAGCATCTCCCTTTTACAGCAACATTCCAAGTTCTCTGGCAAAGTCCGTCTGGTCTTTAGCCGCTTTACGGTGGTTGCAAAGAGCACATAACCACTGCACGTTGCGGCGATGGTTGGTGCCGCCCTTTGAGATTGGCACGATGTGGTCAAGCTGTTTCGTCTTTCCTAACTTGACCCTGCACAAAGCGCATTTGCCTTTCTGCGCTACGAAGATTTCGTTGATATCCGCAGCGGTAAACCGGCCGCCTGCGGCTCGTCCTTTTACTCGTTGAGCATGCTGGATGGCATATAGGCGATCTCGGTTCGCAGCTTTCCAACGCTTGTTAGCTTCGGCAACCTGCTCTTTGTTGGCTTGGTAGTAATCACGCCGTGACTGCAATCCTCGTTCATGGTTTGCTTCCATCCAACGCGCGGCGCGAGCTTTTTCCTTATCCCGATTACGCTCGCAATAGGCTAGTTTCTTTTCCTTATGCCTTGCTGGGTTGCGCTTCTTAGTCGCAGCCACAAGCTCGCAATTACGCTTCGCGAACTCCGGATCATGTTCCTTGAGATACTGATACCGCTGCCTGCTGTAGCGGCGTAGGTGCTCTGCCTTTGTCTCTCCCGGAACAGGATCGCTGATCCATGTCGGCAGCTTGATGTAAGCCTTGCGGGGACGTGCATCCTTGCCGCGAGGTGTGCTAGTCTTGTCATCAGCCATCGACCTGTCTCCTCAGGTTGGTGGTTAGGGGTGTGCCGGTGTTTCAGCGCCGACACGCCCCGAAGCCTAGCCCATCATGGCATCCTCTGCAATGCCATTAGAATATCATACCGCGTCCGGAATAACCACCATCCATTCCGGTCGGATGTAGAGCCAGCCGAACACGAGATCCAATCGGGTGATTTCCTGATCCGTCCCGGCCAGATACTGCGTAAGGATACGCATGGAGATGCCGTCGTTCTCCGCGCGTGCCGCCTCGACATTACGCGGCAGCACAAGGTCGGCGGTTGCCAGCGTGAAGGCTTCCGGCACGAAGGCAACGTTCTTCCGATAGGTCGTGTTGGCTGGGCCGAGCAGCAGGATTGTCGCGCCGTTCGCCGGGCTGGCGGTGACGGTCTGATACTGGACCTGATTGCCACCGGAGGGAGGAATGATGGCGGGATAGATCGTCAGAGCAGTCGCCGCGGTTGCCACAGATGCGACCATGACAAACTGCCGCAGGGAGCCGGTGTCGCCCTTGGTGATGCGATTGACCGCGTTGACACCGGCCAGTGTGATGATGTCGCCTTTGACCAGCGTGCCAGTGATGGCGTTCGTCACCAGTGAGGTTCCAGTCTGGCCAGCGCCGTTGACTGTGCCGGCTGTGAAGGTGCCGGACGTGTGCTTGAGCACCGTCTGATCCTTCAACCAGTCAAATCCAAGCGCGTTCTTGATCGCACCGCTGCGATACTGGTCAGAGATTTCCGTCGCCGGGTTGAACAGGCCAGCGAGCGCACCGGTTACACGCGAGTCGGTGAATGGATCGACCACGATGCGTCGGTTCATGGTCGGCGCCGAGTTGGTGTCGAGAATAGCGCCAGCCGTCAAGATCGTGTTGGATGTCGGCGTGACAATCGCGTTGGCAACCTCGTTGTCAATATAATTGCAGACACCACCATCAACGCCTGACATGAGATCGACTGCAACCGCACCAGCCAGATTGTTGACCGCCGGCGCCAGGTAGCGTTCGGCGAACATATCGATGGACAGCGTAAGATCGAGGGTGCCGGCCGACAGATCGACACCCTTCTGAGTGCCGAGCGTTAGGGTCGTGAAGGTCTCGTTGATATCCTGGACCGAAGCGGCGGCACCAGTTCGCACGGTAAAGTCCACCGGGAGACGAAGGCGCAAGGCACTGCCAATCTTCCAGCCGCTGTTGGCGTATTGGTCATCATACTGAGCTGGGGCGTTCCTTACGAAAGCGTTCGTGTTCTTCCAGAGGCGCGTGGCCTCGGCCGTGATCATATTGATGGTTAGGTAGGTTGCCATTTCGTGTTATTCCCACTATCGGCAGCACATCTGGCCACCGGACAAAACGGAACCGCCTCACTGCATGAGGTCTTGGCGGGTCGGATTGCCATTCGTGGGAATGTGGATAGTCGCGCGCACGGAATGGTAGGCGCAGACGCTCGGGCTTGCGGAGTTCCCGGTTCCGTCGTCAGTCGGGAGGCAACGCCCGTCGCAAACTTTCTTTCAGAAAGACGAAAATAACGCTTGCGTTGTGACGCGCCTCGCGTCATAGTCCGTCTTGTCGAGAGCAATCAGGCTCAGACAGATCGAGGGTTCACCCAGATGGCCAACATCCGCTACTTCGCTGGAACCGACCAACTCTCCTCCGTCCAGCATGACGGCAGCATCTTCAGCACCGCCAAACACTTCACCGGCCTGCGTTGCGATGGCGTCCGGGTCCAGGTCGAGCGCGCCATTGAGCGCAAGTCCAACCCCTCCAACCACAAGTGCGATGCCCGCTGCCTGAACGCCACCGGGTTCCGTTGCGAATGCTCCTGCGGCGGTAAGAACCATGGCGCAGGAGGTTGAGCCATGCGCGCAATCGCCATCAACATCGGAACGGCACAATCTCCCAAGTGGATAGGTGCCATTCGCATCCTTGACGAAAACGGCATCGGCACAGACGAAATCCTGCATCTTGAGACACCTCCCCGCCTCTGGCGCCGTCAGGCTTATGCGGATGCCCGCGCCGCAATCGAACAAGGCCGCCCCGACTCGGAGGGAGTGTAATGACCCCCGACCGCCAGACAGAGGCAGTGACGAAACTGCTCTCTGCAATTGACGAACTGAATGTTGCAAAACCACTGATCGGGCAAGCCGCATGGGTTCAAGTCTGCCTCTGGGTGAGCGTTCTTCGTCCAGTGAACACGACACCAAGCGCATGACGCCCGCCCGGTTCCACGCCTGTCTGTCCGCCATCGGCTGGAGTCAACGTGCTCTGGCCGACCGTCTCGGGATTCACGAAACCCGCGTCCGCCGCTGGGCATCCAGCAAGTATCCAATTCCCGAGACAGTCGCAGCATGGCTCGAACGGCTGGCAAAGGCACACGAGAAGGAACCTTGGCCAACAGGATGGATGGAGAACATCACCAAAGCTAGTCCGCCAGCAGCGTGACGATCTCGACCATCACGCAGACAAAGAACACAACGGCGCCAGCCAACGCACCGCCGCCGAACGGATTGCGGAAGTCGCTCACATCGATGCCAGCATGTAGGAGTTGATCTCCATGCCGATGCAGATTTCACGGAGCGTCGGACGGGTCCAGGTCTTCATGTCAGGTCTCCTTTGCCGTAGTTGCCGGTAATCTCCGCATGTCCAATCCTGTGCGCGTGCGGACGCAAAGACTCCTTGTGCGGTAGTGTGGTCTGAACGCTGAACCCACGATGGTTCAGAAAAGTTGCCAAGTCCTCGATCAGAGGGCGCGTGATGTGCGAGATCGTCACCACAATATTCATCCCATCAACGGCAAAGTGCGGTCAAGTTGCCATCCTAATCGCGGTTGCCGTCACTGCCAGAACGGCCGCCGCCGCTCCGGGTCGGCGTTGTCGCCAAAGGGTCGGCAGGCGCTCCTGAAATGCTGTAAACCATCAGCGAGTTGCCGTTGCCGCCAAGCGCAATCAGCCCGTTCAGCCCGTCATAGCCGTTGCCGATGTAGACGCGGCCGTTGAACACTGCCACGCCTCCCCCATTGCTGGCGCCCGTGGTCAGTTCCTTCAGCACATGCCCATCAGCGGCCGATAGCGCATAGCACTTGCCGGCGGGATCAAGCGAGCACCCGAACACCACGCCTGTCGGCAGTAGCGTCATCGGCGAAAGGGCTTTTGCTCCACCGGGACTGGCTACCTGCCACAGCACCTTGCCGGTCGCAGCATCGAACTTTGTCCAGTAGCCGCCGCTCGTTGTCGTGCCGTCCAGCAACACCTGGGGCGCGCCAATGAAGTTGTGGACCGGACAATAGAGGCCGACGCCATCGGTCGCGCAACTCCGTTCAATACCGCCCAACGAACTGGCCGAACCGACGTTCTTCACCCACAGCGTGTCGCCGGTGTTGCGGTCGAGAGCGATATAACTGCCGTTCTTGTGCCCCGTGCCGACAATCTTCTTGCCGTCCGAGGTGTCATATATCTGCACACCAAGCACGTCGAAATCAGGTGCCCCGGCCACATCGTAGGTATCCTGACTTCTGACTTTCTTGCCCCACTTGATCGCACCGGTTCGCATGTCCAACGCGATGAGGCTGTCGTTGTAGACGGTCGAGTGAACCGGATCGCACATAGTGCCAACATCGCCGCCGCCCATGTTCACGATACAATCCCTCACGGCGGGCGGCACGGTAAAGGTGTTACCCACTCCAGCAAAGATCGTGTTAGTGGCGGCATCTATTGCCGCCGTATCGCTCCAGGAGCCGCCGCCGCTATAACCGACTGGAACAGTATAGGTTTTCCAAAGCTGGCGGCCATCGACCAGTTGCAGTGCCACAACTGAACCGCGGCAGGTCGGAACCGGCGAACCGGGTGTCTGGAAGTACATGTTGATCTCGGCGGCGACGCATCCGACACCGATATAGACGATGTTCTTGGAGATGATGGCGCTCTGCATGATCCGGGCACCCTGATCGGCATCGATCAGCGTTTTCCAGCGCACCGCCCCGGTCTGCTGATCGAGGGCCGCCACATATGAGGTGCTTGGAGCAGTGAGGTCGAGAGACCACCCTCCCATGACCACCATTCCACCGCTGATGGCAGGCGCGGTGCGTCCGATGGCGGTAGGCGATCCGAACAGGTCGGCGCCCTTGACGGTCCAGACGGCTCGCCCGGTCTTGGCATCATACTTGGAAATGTTGCCACCCTTATCTCCCGCATAGACGTAGCCTCCCTGCACGGTAGGCGTGGCAAGCACGCTGCCGCTCGTGGTGGCGGTGGATTGCATCGCCAGCGTGCCGACGTTGGCCGGTGTAATCAGGTGCTCGGTCGCGGCGTAGCGGTTCCCGGTTATGCCCCTATTAGCGAAAGGCCAGCCGTCGTTCGCCGCGACGCCATCGGCCGGTTGCGTGGCGGCCGGGCCGGGGGTTGGTGGAGGCGTTCCGCCGCCCGCGGTGGGCGTGACGCACTGCCCGGCCTGAAGCACCTGGGGCAACACGCAGACCGGCGGCTTCGGTGGCGGGGTAACGCAAACACCTCCCTGGTTCACCTGCGGCAGAACACAGTTGACCGGAACCGGCGCAGTGCCGTCCGCACTATAAATCGCAGCGGTGATGTTCTGACCTTGCGCCAGGAACGAGCGGATCGACGTGCCGTAAACGTTGAAGTTGAGGCCGCCCGAAGCAGACTGGTGACAAGTCTGACAGCCAGTTGTCGCACCGGGATGCTGCGCCAGATATTGCTGTAGATACTGCGATACCGCCCCGGCCGGCGAGGCCAGCGCGATCAGTCCCAGCGCCAGCAGCAAGCGCCTCATTGCCTGGTCTCCATCACGTCTCTGCGCCACGATGCTGTATCGAGATATGGCGCGCGTGACTTAACCACCTTCTTGAGCATCTTCAGGCCCGTGCGCGTGACAACCAAAGCCTTGTCTATCCGCTTCTGATCTTTTTCCGATAACGCGGCCTCGTTGCGCTCTATGACTTCTTCGAGCCACGCCTCAACAATCCGCATTTGGGCGTAACCCCAGTTGATCTGTTCGTCGATGTCCTCGATGTCGCGCTTGAGTTCTTCCGCTTCCTTGCGCCTGCGTTCCAGGATTTCTTGCTGTGTTTCGCCGCCGGTTGTCCATCCTGTGTTGCTCATGGCCGCGCCTCCGCATACGGCGCTGCGGCGACCGCAATCTCGTTCGCTGCGTCCTGCACCTTTGCCGGATCGCCCGTTTGCGGCTTGGCCGCGCACCCCTTCGCCACATCGGCATGCCGCAGCCACACCCCGCGCGGCCCGATCGGCACCGATGGCGCCTGGATACGCTCGGCCGCAGCGGCGAACTGCTTACACGCCTCGTCCAGCTTCGGCGCGGGTTGCGCCATCGCGCCCTGCACCGCCGCCGCTACCACACCGACAACCAACAACGCGCGCATCAAACCGCCTTCCCCTGCCCGCCCAAATGCCGCGGCGCGGTCTGATTGCGAAACTTGATATACTCCGCCGCCGTCATCTTCGCCGGGTCCTTCTCAGGCACCGCACGCCCAGCGCCCACCGGCCGAACCGGCGCAGCAACACGGCTGATTTCCTTCGGCTTGTCTGTCACGATTTGCTCCGCCAGGCGCCCGATTGCCGTTGCCATCGCTGCCGGGCGCTTTTCCAGCAATGCCTTCAGTTGGTCCGGATCGTCCGCCAGATGCGCCACGATCTGCTGCGCGGTCTCCGGCGGCAACTCGACCAGGGATTCCATGAACTCAGGCTTGGCCAGCGCGCCCATCGTATGAACCATGCTAGTCGCAGCGTTCCATGCCTCGACACCGTGCGCCTTCACGCCCGCATCGATGACAAGCTGGCGCTTCTCGCGCACCCGCTCCTCGGCCACGATCTGCTGCGCGCGGGCGAGGATTTGATCATCGCTGGTCGGCGCCGGCTGCTGCGTGCCGTTGCCCTGCTGGCCTTGACCGTTGGTACCGCCTTGGTATTGGCGGATTAGCTCACGGGCGGCGGCAAGTTCCTGCTCGGCGGCATCGGCGCGGCGCTGGGCTTCGGATGCGCGGGCCTGGAGGTGGGCAAAGCGCCGGTCGCCCTTGGACGGCTTCGGCGGGATGACCTCGCCTTCTTTCGACGCCTCGGCTTGCGATGCTTCGGCTGCTGCGTCGCCTGTGGCTTCCGGTTGCGTCGGGGCATCGGTGCTGCCCTCAGGCTGCGGAGCGCCTTCTGTGGCCTCGCCAGCCGCCGCGTTGAGGTCCTCGTCGTCGATCAAGTCCAGCCTCCACGTCGAATGTCGATCCGAAGCACGTCCTGGTCTGTTCCGGTGCGATACATCCGTATCGTCCTGCTGATCAAATCGCCATGTTCGTTAATATCAGCGTCGCAGTTCCGTGGTAGAGAAAGAGGCCGATCAGTGTCTGGCGGTTGCCGATCCTCCCACGCTGCGAATAATGCTGGCTCCAGGTGATCAGCATCGAAGTCGTCAAGAGGCTTTGCCAACATCACATCCGATACCGGAAACTCGCACGAGTAGCCGAACACGCCATCGCTTTCGTCTTGCGGCAGACAACCGGCGAGGCGCAGTGCCTCCAGGTTCACCATGCGAACCGTCAGCAAGCAACGCGCGGGACGAAACCACTCAACCAATCCCATAGGCACAATCAGTCCTTGCGCTTGGTGCTCTGGCGCTCGTGGTAGTCGGCGTCCTCACGCAGATTGGCGATATGCCGCTTGCCAACGAAGGTCTCCGGCCCGTCGATACCTTCCCAATCAATTCCCAATTCCGCCTCGCGCCTATCTGCCAGACGGCGCAGCATGCCAGCCACATCGCCCAAGTCGCCGCTGTCAATCATGGTGATGCCCATCGTATTAACCTCGAACGGTAAGGCTTTATCGAAGCTGACAGTCTCGCCAACCCGCACTCCATCAGGCGCCGTTATCTTATCCTCGATCTCATAGAGCCAAGTCTCATACCCCAACCCGACAGAGGCCAGCCTCAATGCAGACCCTTCGGTATGCGAGCGCGTTCCTTCGCCACCATCCGATTGCCGCGCAGATCATTGTCCAGGATCAGCGCCTCGGCGATTTCGTTTTTCACGCTGATCGGCACCTGATCGTCGGGTTGCGCGAGCACATCGGTTAACGCGGCGCGGGCGTCTTCGTATAGCTTCGGCGCTACGCGGTTGACGAAGATACGCCTCGCTTTGGCTTCGCTGATAGCGTTGTTCAGGCGCATGGCGCGGTAGCTGGCGTTGTCGCGCGCGTAGACCTCGAATAGCTCGTTGGCGATGCTGCGCGCGGTCGTCAGGACCATGACGTGTGCGTTCAGGGGCATTTTGTCAGACGTCCAGTTCCGTTGCACCTTGGACAAAAGACGGGTTCTGTTTTCGGTAATTCCTGGATGTCAGCCGGCGGCTCTTTATGAATAACAAACGGCACAAACCGACGCCCGATTTGGCCGCGCCCATGACAATCAGGACAATCGTTCAGGGGCATGTCACTGCTTTCATTATCTCATGCGCCTGTCGCCTAAGATCAGAAAGGCAACCATAAAACTTGCCTTCATTCGACCACGAGGCCAACCACAGACTATTGCCGAGACGGACCATTGTCTTGCTATTCCGTCGATATATTTCCATGCACCATCCACGCGACATTCGCTGAAATACCGCTGACCCGCCGTTTATCCGTATGGTCTTCACTGCTCCGGCACCTGGGTTGCTGCTGCTGCGCCGCCGCCTGCCATCAGGCCAGCGATTGACTTCACGCCGACCGCTCGACGTAGCCCTTCTGGCCACTCAGATAAAGGCACTCGCGGACCATCGTTAGCCTCGCGCAGACTGACATTCCAATCTCCGAACCGTACATCCTGATTAGATGCGTCACCTTTATTTCCTCGTAGAATCAACCCCAAACGCTCCGCCCCCTCTGGGTCCATATCTGCTAACATCGGATGGTCACTTTCCATCAACGCCATCTCAATATCTGAATGAGTGGCTTTTGATGCGTCGGCTACAGCAACATCGTGATCACCCCGCGAAACACGCACAGAACCGTTACTTTCGTCAAATAACCGGCGAAACTGGCCTATTCCAGGATTTACATGGACATCATACATACCACCAGCATCAGTCTGGCCAGAGACTTTCTCGGTCTTTGCTAAACGAATAGGAACGCCACGCATCCCTGGCGCAATCGTGCCCATCAGCATCGCGTTAGCCCACTGCCCCGCCGCATCCACATAGAACCGCGGGTCCTGCAACCGCTGCGCCGTATCAGCCAGATATTGTTGCACAATCGGCTTGTTGTAGTCATACGCATCGGCCGGCGTGACTGTTGGCTGCCCCGCCAGCGAGGCAAGATCGTTCGCAGGCGGTCGAACACCAGGCGGGTTGAACGCCGTCAGCGGGTTCGGCGCGAGGCCAGACCATAGCGGATTGTCGTTGCTACCGCTCACTAGGCAACGCCTCGCTGCTCCGTGGTCGCCTTTGCTATCGCAGCAATAGCAGCGCGGGCCAACTCACGGCATCTGCACTGTCCAACGCACGCCGAAATTGAACCACCATCGACTGTAACCTCACATCCTTCCGGAGAGAGGTCCGCGATAGCTCGCGTCACCCGATCTAGCAGAACGTAACTCACACGCGCCCCGCCATCAGCGGTATCGAAGCGTCAACCCCGCCCGTCTGCGGACCCGCAGCCTGCGCAACCTGCTGCCGCGCCGCAGGAGGCGTGAACAAACTCCGCAACTGCTGCATCGCCACCATTCGTTGGTAAGGCGACATCGCCGCCAGGTTCGCACCAGAGTAGGGTGCCAGCGAGGACATCGCGTTGGGTGCGACTGCCGCAGCGGAAGGAGAGACCGCGGCAGTCGCTACAGGAGCGGCAGGAGTTGGGGCACTGCCACCCATACCTGCATTCGATGTCGGTGTCTGACGCGCCGCCATCATCGTCGGTGTCTGATCCGGCGCCACACCACCGCGATACTCAAAGTGCATCGGGTCCTTCAGACTAGTCCAATTGCCGCCCCAGTCAAGGCCCCACTTCGCCGCCAACTGCCCGACGTTCGGCGGCAGATCGGTCTTCAGTGTGCCACCCTTGCTATCACGCGAGTATGGATTATCGGACGGATTGATGTCGATGGCGACGCCGTAGGCGTGCGGACTGAGTGTCGTGCCGCCCGTGATGTTGCGTAGGTTGTAGCCGCCACTGGTCTTCGGATCGACGGTGTAGCCAAGCGCGTGAAGGTCAGTGAGGAAACCTTGGAATGCTGGCGCAGCCTGCTTGTTGACCGAGAATTTGGCGCCACTTGGCGATTCAACCTGTGTGATGTTGTCGTTGAACCAACCGGGCGCACGCGGATCACCGTAGCTTGAGTATGGTCCACCGACAGCCTCCTTCGGCGTGGGTGGCGGCGATGGCGCGGACAGAACGGTGTCCGGCGCCGTATCAGAAGACGCAAGCGTATTGCCGTCGTCAGCCATCGCGGTTCAGGAGCGCCATCGCCTTGGCAGGATCGCGGTCGGTGTAGTCAGAGCGTTGGCCGTCACGGTTCGCGCTGAAAGGCTGCGCACGCAGTTCCAGCACAGTAAGCCGCGCCTCGATCGCCGTCAGCCGCACGTCCTCACGCTTGATCGCCTCCTGAAGCTGCGCATCGAACATCGTCAGCATGCGATCAATGCGCTCCATCAGCGCAAGCAACCTGGCGTCAACTTCCTCCGTCATGGGAACTTCCATCCATCCAGTTCTGCTTCCAATTCCTCGCACCGCGCCTTCAGAGCAGCAATCTCCGTAGCCTGTCGCGCTATCGTCACCTGCTGCTCCATCAGCGCCGCAAACGCGCGGTCCTGAACCTCCTGATTGGCGCGGATCAGCAACTGTGCCGGATCGTCAGGTGCGAGCGTTTCGCTCATCGCTTGTCGCTTTTCGCCTTCGCAAGCCGTTCCTTTGCGGTTCGGCTATGCTTCGCCTCCGTCTTTTCATCACGCGGCAGCGACGGCGAGGCCGCAGCAAGCAGCACGTTCTTACCCCGCTTATCGTCGCGGTCCTTGACCTTTGCCATCATGCGCCTCCTGGTTGCGCCGCCTGCTGCCCCACATCAGGCGTCCGGATCGGAAGATACCCCTGCCCGCCAGCAGGCGCACCGGCCGCCACGTCCGACCGGAACTGCGCCGCCAGCGTGCCAATCACCGGCCCCAGATTGTCCTGCAACGCCTGGCGCACCGTCTCATGGATCAACGACTGCATCGCCGCCCGGTCCATCGGGATCATGTCCTTGATGACGCCCAGCCTTTCAGTGTCGGCCTTGAACGCCTTCACCGCATCGTCGCTGTCGCGGCTCTTGACCTTGAGTCGCTCCTCACTCAACGCCTGCATCGCCTCGCCCAACAGCTTCTGCGAGTTCATCCCCGCCGCCTGCACCGCCTGCAACTGCTTCTGAAGCTGGTCGATCGCCTGCTGCGCCTCAGGCGCCAGTCCCGGCTTCAGCCGCTCCGCCATCTCATCCGCCAACGGGAAGTCTGCAACGCGGAACAGCAAGTCACCGATCTTCTGGATCAGGTCCGGCGCCTGCGTCAGTATCTGCACGATCGCCTGAAACGCCTCCTGCCGCTGCGTCGCGTAGTCAGGGCCAACATCCGACACGACGGCATATTGGCCTATGCGCGGATTCCACAGCGTCTCTTTGTCGTTGACAACGCAGGCCGTATCGCACTTTGGATCGACGGTCACATGATCCTCAGTGCCGTCCTCGCCCAGTATCCGCTTGACGCGGCGAGTGTCATAAACTTCGGAGATCAGTTCCAGGAGGATCGCACCTTCGCGTCTAATGGAAATAGCTTGCATGTCAATGAAGTGGTAAGTCGCACGGTCGCCCTGACGCTGGCGCTCGTTAATGGCGCGGCCCGAGGTTTCGTTGCCGGGCGCCCCGAGTTCGGCTTCGTATTGACCGGACGCCACCATCATGTCGCGCTCGGCCGCGGTCGCGCCTTCCACGAAAGCCGGCGCTGATGCCGGCGGCTCTATGCGCGCCGGCTTCTCGATTGGCTGACCGTCGTCATTGGTGCTCTTGTAAGGGAGAACGGCATAGTTCTCCTTGTTGGCGTTCTCCCAGTATGTCTCGTAACCCTCAATCGACTGCGCATCCGCAATCCACGGCATCTTACTTTGCAGCGCACCAAACTCGACACTTGCCGATCGGTTGTAGTTCAACATGCGTTGCGCGTCTTTCAGCGCCCGCGTGTGGCCCTTTCGATCAAGCACGTTGTCGATCACCGTCACCTCGCCAAGCCACGGTATAATCGGCACCGTGCGCCCAGGCGGGTCCTTCTCGTCCACGACCTGCCGGCCGATGATCTTATACCACTTCAGTTTCTTGGTGACGACAGGCCGCGTTTTCAGTTCCTCGCCGCACGCTTCGGCTTCGGCCTTCCATTCGCGATACAGCTTGGCGTTGATCTGGCTGCGCAGGATGACCGTGCCATCGGCGTTGCCGATCAACTCGTCCTCGGTTTCTTCGACCTTGTAATATTCGCACTCGCGCACGGTCTTTTCGCGTATCCAGCTGCCACCAGGCGCACCGTCAACTGCGTTGCTGTAGGAAACGTGGTTGCGAAGTTCGGGATGTTCCTTCAGCACCTCGTCGCGCGGGCGATCAGCGAACACGAAGCCGTAGCGGGCGTCTGACCCGTCCAGTTCGGTGGCGTCCGGGTCGAGGTAGCAGGTGGACGGATCGCTGATGCCGCGGATGTAGATTTCCTGGTCGAACGTGCGATCGTGCTCGTAGTCGGTGACGATGCGCGTGAATCCAAGACCCGCCTGAACTTGGAACTCAATCGCCATGCCACGATGCATTGAGGCGTTGGACACGTCTTGGATGTGGCGCACAACGCCTTCATAGACTTCGGCGGCCTTGACCGTGGCGCCGTCACCGATCGGGCGATACTTGATGCCGCTTTTCTTTTGTTTGGCATCGTTGATGATTTGCAGGTTGTGCTGACGGACCTTGGAGATTGTCAGCGCAGGGCGGTCGTCGTTCTCGCGGTCCTGGTAGAGTTTGTCGGGCCATTGGTAATGGTTTTCCGAATCGCCGTTGGCGAATTTATAGTCTTGGAGCCATCGAGCACGGGCTGTTGCCTCCCAGTCCTCGCAACGCTTAAAGCGGCGATGAGCCTCGCGCACGATTGGATCGAGGCCAAGGCCGCCGTAGTCGGCGTCGTCTGAGGTGTCAGAGAGGTCGAGAACGTCGCTCATGACACCTTGTCAATAAGCGCAGCATCGATCATCGCACGCCATGCATCTGCGACATTGCTTTCCCAACAAGGGTCTGCGGTATGCGGCCATCCAGCCTGAACCATTGCTTTATTTGGTTCGCGCATTACGGCAATAACAGCAATCGCCTGATGACGCAGCATGTAGGCATTGCGCATCGGCCAGCCAAACGCATCGCACATTGCCAATTCAACGCGAGATATCATGTCGTCATCTAGAACGTCGCTCATGCGGGCGCATGACCGTTACGGGGTATTGGAAGATAATCAGCAAGGCGTGGATCGAGCCTTCCGGCTTCCACCAGCAGCGCATGGTATGCTCGCCGCGCCGCCAGATACTCCGGCAAATGGCAGGCGCCAGGACCGACATAGGTACGCTGGCATTCGGCCCGCGCCGCTTCAATGGAGAGGTCGAGAGTATCCATTACCTCATCCAACCTGCGCCGGCGACCTGGCGGCCGTGAACCCGCGGCGCAACAGGCTTGAACGCAGCCGGCTTCACGTTCGGCTCCCGCATGCTCATAGCAAGCGTCATGAAAGCATCGGCCGCATGGCTGTGCTCATCGTGCAATGGCTCCTTGCTACGCTGGTGCGTATCAGGATCAATGTCAAACTGGTAGTGCCGCAGGTGCTGAATGCCGTCCGCCGTCTTAGCCTGATCGAACCAGCACTGCCCAAACACTGAACGCCCCGCCTCGATCTGTGTAGCCTTCTTGGTCAGAGGGATGGTCCGAACGCTGCTGAACACCGCCTGCATCTGTTGCTTGGTCGTCCGCTTGCTCGCAAGCAATTCGTGCTCAGCATCATGCGGCAACCAGTGCGTCGCATAAGCGTATGGCTTCTCTTGCAGATATTTGATGAAGTGCGAGATGTGTTCGCCGCACCGTTCATAGAAATCGATGATATGAAACTCATGGCCGATAGTCTGCGCGAACCAAATAGAGGTCATATCACGCCGGCCGAGGTCGAAAAATGTCTCGACTGGCTTGGATTGGATGTATGGCACGCTGCATATACGACCGTTGGTGGAAGCGTCACGCAGTTCCTTGGCGAACACTGCGCCGTCTAGAGCATGCTTGCACTCGCCGCCGTAGATGTGCAGGTAATCATCGATGCTACGCGTAAACAGGTCGTCTTTTTCAAGCCGTAGCGTCTCCGGGAACCACGGATTGTCCTGCCAGCCGATCTTGATCACCAGCGCATCGGGCGGCGGGGAAACAACAAACCGCTGATAGGTCTCATCCGACTCAAGCTCGGGATTAAAGCTGATCCAGATTTCGGAACCATCCTTACGAATGGTGGGGATCAGCGTCATCCATGATGATTTGGATACATTCGCCGCCTCTTCCACCCAAGCGTACGTAATCCCCTCGAAACTCTTAATGGCGCCGACATTTGTCTTGATGCCTGCGAACCGGAACTCTGTGCCATTGGCACCGATAATGGTGAACTTCTCTATGGTGTAAAAGTCGGCTAAGCCCAGTTCGGTGATCTGGTCGGAAAGCAGCTTATGAACGCTGTCGCTTATGGAACTCTGAAACTCACGCGCACAAAGGACGCGAATAGGCTCCTTATAGCCGATAATCAGCAAGGCCCGAGCGATGGCCCAGGACTTACCTCCGCCCCGCCCACCGTAGACGATCTTATATCGGCTTTGTTGGAAAAGGGGAGCAAGTTTGGGAGGAAACCATGCATCAACCGGCGTTCCTCCTCTTCCTTCCACCGTCGTAGTTGCTGCTGACATAGCTTACTGCAACACTTTGCCTTGCCGGATGTTGTTATGAATGCCTCGCCACATTTGGCACAACGCTTTTCAATGAAGGCTCTTGGCGCAGCGCGCGCGAGGCGGATAGCCCGCAATCTGGTCTCATAAGGTATCTTGAGTCGTCCACGCGCCAGTCCATCAGCGATGTTCCGTCTTGCCTCATCTGACAACGGTCTGTCAGCCCCGCGTCCTCTTCTAAGCGCTGCAAGTTGCGCCTCTGTCGGCAATCGTCCTGAGCAACCCTCGCCACCCGTCGTCAGATTGATAAGGCGCACCCCGGCCTCTCTAGCCTTCTCAATCTCACGCTGCTCAATAGCAAACGCCTCTGCTTCAGTGGATGCTGGAAACAGCGTAACTACGATGCGTTCGCGTCCATGCTTACGAACGATGTTCTGATGATGGAGCGAACGCCGAGACGGAGAAAAATCCCACGCTCTTCGTTCCATACCCTTTCCAACGTAGAACACTGACCCATCAGGCCTCGCGTGCGTATAGGCATAGAATGGAGGAATGTTGCGCATTCCGACATTCTAGCCATCCTGAGGCTCTTTACCATCCCCAAACAGCACTCGAATCGAAGGAAACAGCGGCGCATCGTTTGCGCCAGTGTGCTGCACCTTGTCGCCGTATATCTTCGGCAACGCCTTGGACAGCAGCCACTTGCGAGTATCGAGACGCAGGCGAGAGCGTGTTACGTGGTCATGGTCAACGAGGACTTCGACGCCGCGCTCGGTCTCGCGCTGCATATAGTCGTTGGTGCCATCGTCAGCGATCTCAACCAGATCATCGGCCATGATTTCATAGCCGGCTTCTCTCGCACGCGCGTATTGTTGAGCGAACCCGCAGCGATCATCATTCTTCCACTGAATGACGGCGGATGGATCAGGCATCGCTTCTTGCCGACAGACTTCGCGCAGCGTCATGCCACTCGCAAGGTCGGCGCAGATGCGATCAGCAAGCGCCTGCGAGAACCTGACTGGCGCTTTAGCCACGCAGCACTCGCTCAGTTCGGTGCGATCTGGTACGCAATGATGAGCGTGCCGTTAAGCGCGGCTGTGCCGGTATTGCGCAGCGTGATGACGAACGAGCCGGCGGCGGGCACGACGGACTGCACGACGGCGCCTGGCACAGTGTTGGTGCCGCTGCTGAGTGCGACCTGAATATTCGACAGCGCAGTAGCGAGGCCCGTTGCGGTCACGGTGATGACGTAGGTGGCGCCGGCAGCGGTGGTCAACGCCGAGGTAACGATACGGCCGGCGAGGGTGAGGACAGTCGCGGCGTTGGCAGCCTCGGTCACGGTGTTGAGGGCGATTGAGCCTGCGAGTGCGGCGATCTGGAACACGGAGATGGCGACGGACTGCGGAACCGCGCCTTGCGGTCGAGCGGTATCGAACGCGCCGAGTTCGTAGCCGGTGACGGTGTTATAGGTGCCTGCTCCGGGAATGCCGGGGGAGACGAGGGGAAGTCCGTTCGTGTACACGCCGGCCATTTGTATAAACTCCTTGTTTCCGTCATCGTATAGGTGCTGTCGGTTAAGCGATTGAGGCTAGGCAGCGACATCCACGGGGCGCTTAGTCAGAAACGCTTCATACTGGCTTGCCTGCGCTATCACCTGTTCCAGCGCAATATGGCCGGCGTGGCAGTCAGCTTGCGCAAACTGCAATGCACGCTCCCTAGCCAGATAGTCGTTCAGGTCTGAC